ATTTAATGATTGGTTTGCTGTCATGTCAGTACGAACAGGTTTCTCCCAGATCACTTGGCCTGGATTGTCTGGTATGCCGTCTGGACCATCTACATCTATGGTAATCTCCATGTCTTCACCATCAGGGAACCATCTAGTTCCATCTGCTTTAGTCCTTGTGTCATACCATGACTCCCAAGGATAGTTCTTTACGGTTACAGTTTGTTGTGTTGTACGACCAGTGAAGTCAGTAGTATTATACTGAGGTTCCATTACGAAATCTCTCCACGGATCTTTTCTACTATCCGCAAACTGTAAGTATGGTGTGAAGTTGATAGTGGCACCTTGACATTGTACGCCACCACCGTAAGTATTAGTTATATACGGTCCTTGAAGGACCTGAATAGCTTGATTCGTAACACTGCCCGAGCTGTTCGCGATTGGATTTGCTGTCGCTGAAACTCCTCCGACATTCTCTGCTAATGCCGCCGTCGGACTAATAATTGATAGTACTAATGTACTTACTGCGTAAACGTTGAAGTTGTGTCTGTTACGCTTTCCACGGTAGTTACTCTCTGGATTATGGTCTGGTTCGTCATGCCAGGTCCTTGGTAGCTCTGAGTGAATTGGAACGCTCCGCCTGGATTTGTTATCGTAAAGTTGTTTGGGCTGGAGAAATCTAAGGAGTCGAAGGAACTTGTTACCGTTCCTGTTACCACCGCTCCTCCTGTTGCTCCCGCTGAACTGCTTGGTGTCACGTTCACTGTTGATGTAGTCACTGGTGGGTTGAGAGGTTCTCCGTTGTTGGAAACCCCAACCCCCGTCACGCTGTATTCCCATCCTGTCCTCATATCGATAGAATTTATTGTCTCCGTCACGGTAGAACTCGTCTCCGTTCGGGAGGTCATGCTGCCCTGTTGGAAATTAGGCACCACAGGGACAGCATTCGCAGTCCTCACATTCGCAAGGACAAACGCACCCACAACAATCGCAAGTACTCTCTTCATTACTCATGCTAATCCACGCTGATTTCGGACACAAATTGGCCAGTAGCTGTAGTACCCGCCCCGCCAGCTGTTAGTGTCATAACGCCCGCTGATGTAATTGTACCAGCAAGACTACCTGCCACGCCACCACTTTGAGTAGTTACACTACCATAAGCGGGCATGTCGGCAACGATACCAGCAGATACGTCAACACCAGTTCCGATTGGGTTTACTGCATCGCCCATAACGAACGACTCAGTTAAGCTGAACGCGGACCCAGCTGTGGTAACTGAGTATGCACCTTGAGTCTGTGACGCTGCAGCGGTTGCCGCACTATCACCAGATGCTTTGGTAAGTCCACCCATAGTACCAGCGGTGATATTGTTTCCGCTTACACTGTAGGTTGAACCAATTCTTGTAGCCTGAGTTGCTGCACCATCCACACTAAGTTGTGTGCTCGTAGTGAGTCTGTGAATCAAATCGGCTCTAACTGGGCTTGCCAAGGGAGCCGCCATCAAAAGCATAACAATAGGTAGGAATCTTTTCATGGATCTCCGCACTAGTTAGTCTGCCTGTATTTATACGCAAAAATTTTATATAATTTGATACTAATTTTGGAAGAAAGTTATTTGATAAGTGTTTAAGTCAATGGTGGCACGAGCTATTCTCTGACCATTCCCTTCTCGGTCAACACTTGTAACAACTTTAGGTTGTGATTCTTTGTAATTTGTAAAGGATTGTGCGTATCCTACGTTGATAAATCCAAATCCAGGCACATTAGGTGTGTCTCTTTCTAATGACATAGTTCCACCTTGATAGGCAGAACCTCTTACTACTACTGGATCTGTGCCAACTTCTGCATACCACATACCTCTGAAATCTAGTTCAATAGTATTGTCTGTAAGTCCGCCTGGGATACTTTTGATTGCATTTACATCAATGTATATACCCTCATATCCCTCAGTATCATTGACGTTATCTCCACCCCATTTCATATATGTAATTGATCCACCACCATCTACAATCTGAGGTAGTTTGTCAGTTCCTACTACTTGTCCAGCTAATTGAGTAGGACGAATGAACTCACATCTGAGGTCAAAGTCCTTTCCATCAGTCCAGTGCCAGTAGAACTGTAATAAATTTGCAAAAAATATCGGAGGATCAAACTGAGCTCCTCTCGACTTCCCGATTCCAAATGCTAAAGGTGACATATTAACTAGGGATAACGAAGGTTCCTTTCATACCAGTGTGTGATGGCACAGTACATTGATACTCATAACTTGCTGGTGCATCATGTGGTATTGTAAATATCTGTACTCCTGTTTGAGATCCACTGACATATGTTCCAACACCTGTTGTTGTATTGGTAAACTGAATACGGAATGGGTGTGAACCACCAGTAGAGTTCTCAAACATGTATGTAAATCCTCTCATTAAGTAGAGAGTAGGATTTCCCACAGTATTTCTTTGGCCAGGACCAGCAAAACGATAGTCACTAGAACCATTTGCAGTGATGTAATATCTAGTGCAGAATCCTCTACCAGTTCCATCACTGGTAATAAGATCAGTAACAAAACTACCAGCAGTTACAATACCTACAACATCTAGAGTATCAGCAGTGAGGTTTGCTGGTACACTACCACCTCCAGTCTGATCAGCAACCCAATCATAGTCACTTCCGTTCCAACTTAGAATCTCTCCAGAGGAAGCACTACCAGTATTGAGGTGTGTATCAACATCAGAGTTACCATAACTACCTCCGCCTGGAAGGTTAGTTAATCCAGCACCGTTACCTACAAACGCTGTTGCAGTAACAACTCCTGTGACTGTGGTGTTAGTCTGGATTGCAACTTGACCAGCTTTTAAATTTAGGTCACCATTACTTTCTATAGTCGGATCACCAGTTGCTCCAACTATATTCAGGTCCTTTACACCAAATGATTTTTCTGCCATTTCGCTAGTCTTTTTTAGTATTTATTAGGAGAATTTTATTTCAACTCCACCACTGATTTTAAGGTTAGGGGAGTTTGTGATTCGGATCTCAGGTTTCTTTGGTTCAGTAGGTGAACCAGTAGGAGCATCCCAGATGACAACAGGTCCTTGACCATATGCCATGTGAGAATACATATCTATCCAAGCATTTTCTTCAGCACTGAAGGATGTTATATCCTCACCGTAGTAAAATCTGTCAGGATCTTGAGCACCACATTGATTATTTAACCAATTTCGTACATCAGTGTAAGTCCAACCTCTATTATATTGTAGTTTGGTAGTGATCCATCCAGCACATGTAGGACATCCAGAACTAGTGCCACCAAAATCAATATCATAAGGAGTTAAAGTCAATCCACTATATGTTTCTGGATGAGGATATGTAAGAGATGATGCTCTACCATCTGCTGTAAGTGTGTCATCAGCCGCACCATAACAATCAATACCTGTTCCCATATCACTATAGGAAACTTTCTTTTCTTTATAGTCTGTACTATTACCACCCAGTCCACTACTTATATATTGGTCATCTAACGCACCAATATTGATAGCAGCATACTCAGTTCCAGCAGTAGATAAACCAGATGTAGTCTTACCTAATGACTGTGGCCATCCTCTTCTGTTGATAGTGTTATAACATGTCAATCCAAATTCACTATGAGTTGCAGTTGCTAAAGACCGACTATCACCTTGAGAAGATGTAGCCCAATAATTATTGAAGTCAAGATCGCCAGGACTGCATTGAGTCTGATTACTATTCCCAGCGGCACAGACGAAGATAACTCCAGCATCAGATAGTTCTTTACCAGCAGCAGTAACAGAACTGTCTACCATCTCACCTTTCATCCTATTACCATCACCGTATGCACCTAGTAAATCAAAGAAAGCTGGTGCGCTTCCACTACCATATGATACTCCTGTTTCAGATCCGTCTATCGCTGATGGTCTATACCAATAGTATCCACCGCTGTGTATGGTGCTTGCTCTATATCCCCAACTATTACTTGATATTGTGGGGTTTTTAGTATCATTTTGTTTACCAGTGATAGCAGAATGTCTATCATAGTTTGGTTTATATAAGTGGAAGAGTTTCTGTATATCAAATTGACTACCATTGATTCCAGCATTAGAACCACCGATACCATTTAATACCCATTTGTTACAGTTATATGCCGATCCATAATTCTTACCAAATACTTGACCAGCACACTGAGTTCCATGATCGGAACCGTTAGTTGGTTTTTGTGTGTTACTTCCATTACAACTTTGTCTACTATAAAAAGTACTAAAACCAGCTGTAGTTCCAATGGTAGAGAATCCTACTGATCTTTGACTTGCATCAGACCACCATGCTTGTGCAGCAGATTCTGTTGGAACTGTTGTACCATCCCAACGTTGAGTCAATCTGTTGCCTGGATCTGCATTGAACCAGTCTGGGTCAATATAATATGGACCATCAAGAAGTACATCTAGGACACCACATGTGCCTGGTGTTGTAGATATACCACTCCATGTCAATGCGTTTCCTGTTGACCAACCCACAGGATCATCGGCAGTTGTTACAAATTCTGGGTGTGCAATCCAGAAACCATCATCTGATACGATTGCATCTACGCCAGTACCATCACCTAATTGTTTTGGTTCTTGTTCTATAATAATATGATCAGCTCCAGTCAGTCCAGTGGATGTTGCATCCCAAGGATTTTCTTTCTGAGTGTGTCTTAGTATTTGATATCCAGTTCTGTTCTTATCTGATGCACCAATACCAGCCTGAGATGTAGGAGGTCTAGATGGTGCAGTATTCCATGCTCTGTAGTTGGATACTGAACCTGATCCCCTACCAAATTTTTGTATACCAGCGACTATATCTTTGGGATCTGGAGAGTAGTTGCCTGGATATACGTCGTAGTCAATACAAACAAACTCTACCTTCTCATGTTTTCTTAAATCTTCTGCTTCCGCATCAGTCAACATGTAAGTTGCTCTGGTATCACTATGTTCTTTCTTGTCAGGACAAACTATTGATGGGTCTGGAATATTATCTTCCAGTGAACCATCTTTCTCTAGTTCTTCATGTATGAATACCCAATCATCTTTGGTATAGCACTTGATAGAGTATGCTTTTTTAGCATCAGGATCAGTAGGCTTAGTCGCTAGATTGGTCCTATCAAGAGTGTTCGTACTAGTATGAATCATATGCCTTGAATCAGAGTCTTAACGTATCTATATGTGGACAATCCAGAGATCCCTGCCTCTGGTGTGAACTTAACTAAAACGTTACCACCACTTATTGTTGCAGCAATGGATACCTGTTGTTCTGGAGAGAACATGATGCCATATTCTTGTGAGAACGCTGTGCTTCCATCGTGCATGACGAGAACTTTCTGTGATTGTCTGAATGTTCCCAGACCAATCATGAATGTATACTCAGCACCAGAGTAACTGGCAACTGGGAATGAATCAATCTGTTGTTCTACACCAGCGGATGCAGTATATGTTCCGAATCCAGTGGTTGAGACACCACCGCTACCACCTATTGCACTGATCGTGATAGTTGCATCAGTTCCAGATGCCGTTGCAGTGACTCCAGTTCCAACAAAGTTGATTGAAGTTACACCTGTTGCAACGTTAGTTCCCTCTTCTTTGATGATGACACCACCACCACTACCACCACCACCTTGAGCAGCAGCTGGAACCCATTGTGATCCACTCCATGTTAGTACATGGTTGGTACTTGGAGTTGCACTCGAAACATTAGATAGATCACCTAAGTTTGAACCATTAATATTTGTGATGTATCCAGCACTTGCATGGTTGCCCCATGAGTATGCTTGTTCATACTGGGATATATCTAGACCAGTGATAGTTGCAGCAGCACCTGTGAATGGAACCGCTCCTGCCAAGTTAACAGTTGCAACTCCACCACTATGCGTTACTGTACATGCAGCACCAATAAAGTTAACTGTCTGTGCAGTACCAACGGTAGATCCTTCCTCTTGGTATACCATACCAGAGATGCCACCACCGCCACCACCACCTGATGTGGTGACTGTTACAACACCAGCAGATGCAGGGGAAACACTGAAACCAGTTCCGAAGTTTACA